TGATAGAGGAGCAAAAGTAATTCGTAGAGAATTAAAACATTCCTCTTTTAAAAGACAGTTTGAATTGGGAGAACTTCTTGATGGGGAGAGTATCAAGGCATCGTTCAAAGATGGATTATTATCCATCGAGATTCCAAAGGTAGAACCTGAGAAGCCAAAAAAGCACTCAGTAAAAATCTCCTAAATGCAAATAGTATCTGTAAATAAAGACAGATACTTAGTTCTTGGAACGGTGTCCGCTGATAAGGTTGTATCTCAAAATACCGATTACTTAAAACAAAAATATCACTTAGCAGACACCGTTCTAAAGAACGGAAACACCTTCTACATATGCATGAAATTGATTAATGTTTAGTCTGATTATTTTATATACATAAATATATTTATTGATAACAAATAAATAAAGGTAAGGTTTTAGCCTTGGATAGAAAAATAAAAAAGTTAAAACTACAGATTGAATATTTAAGGCTTGAGTTAGAAGAGGTTAGAGAATTAAATCTTAAATGTCAAAGTAAATTTAATAAAGATTTTGCTGATGTAATATCAGCTAATACTAAGTCTAAAAAAAATAGTAAATCTAAAAATATTAAAGACGAAGACATAGAAGATGAAGTTGCTAAAAAACCAGACGAAACTACTTTAAAACTATTTAAAGATATAGCTGTAAAAACTCATCCAGATAAAAAACTTACAGAGACAGATGAATTATTTGTTAAAGCTAATGAAGCTAAGGAAAAAAATGATTTATCTACATTAATAGATATAGCAGAAAAATTAAATATTAATGTAGATGATTATGTAAACGACCCTACTTTATTAGAACAACATGGTAAAGAAATGAGTGCTGAAATCCAAAATACAAAAGCACAATTAGCTTGGATTTGGTATCATGCTAAAGATAAAGAGCGAAAATCTCTTAGGGAAATAATAATAAATCATATTAAAGGTATGAGTTAATAGAAGGAAAAAGATATGTTAGAAGGAATAAAAAACTTTAAATCACTAATAGGTATATCTGCTTTATTAGTAGCTGGATGTGCAGCTTTTTTTTCAGTTTATGGATTATCTAAATTATTTAGTGGAGCAGCTTTATCAGTTGTAATTATGGCAGGAGCTTTAGAATTTACTAAACTTGTTGCTGCATCCTTCATATATCAAAATTGGTATACGATGGGTAAATCATTGAGAGCGTATCTTAGTGCAGGTGTAGTTACTTTAGTGTTAATAACATCAGCTGGTATTTATGGTTATCTCAGTAATGCATATCAAGGAGCCACAGTAGGGTTTGAAAAACAAACATCCGAGTTGTTAGCTCTTGAAGATAGATTAGAACAGATGCAAGACGAAAGAAAGTTTTTACAAGAAAGTTTAGATGCACAAATGGAATCTCTACCTTCAAATTACATAACTGCAAAAAGAACTTTATTGGACGAATATACTCCTCAGTTAACTGAAGCAAGCAATAATATTTTAAAAGTAAAATCTAGGATTTCTGATTTAGAATTAGAACTTATAGAAACTGGTGTTGATGTTGGTCCTGCTGTTTATTTAGCAAGGTCTTTTGATACTGATATAGATACTGTAGTTAAGTTCTTTATTTTTATTCTTATCTTTGTATTTGACCCTATGGCTCTTGCTATGGTGATAGCTTGGAATACTGCTCTAGGTAGAGCTCCAGTTAAGCCAGAACCAGAACCAGAGCCAGAAATTACACAATCTGAAAAAGAAACTCTATATGAAAAAATAGATTTATTAACTACTCGTTTAGAAGAACAAGAAAGTTTAATGGAAGATATGGAAGAAAGATGGGATGAACCAGAAGATGATATTAATTACATAGAAGACAATGGTGAACCAGAAGATGATATTCATGAACAAGATGATTATGGTAAAGATGAACCCGATGATTATGGTTATGAAGATGGTGATGATGATATGTACGAAGACGATGGTGAGTTATATGAAGAGGATACTATTACGCAAATAGATATAGGTCCTAATAATGAAATAACAAACATAGAAGAAATACCAAAACCAAAACCAGTTGGGAGAGGGGGTAGAACACCAAGATGAGTTTAAAAGATAGAATATTAGATGGTATAAGCAATACGCTCGATAAATATATACCTAGAAAAAAAAGTGAAAATATTAAATCTGATGTAGTAGATAATAACGACTCTAAAGAAATAGATGGCAGCATATATCAGAATATAGGTAGAGGTGGTAGAAATTCACATCTAACATATAAAAAAAGATAAAAAAAAAATAAAAAAGTACTTGACAAATATATGATTTATTTCGTATATTCATAGTATGAAAAAGTTATTAAAACAAGTAAGAGAAGTAGTTAGAAAAGCAAACTTACCTGTGGTTCGTGGAGGCCCTAATGGTCTTGTTGTTCCACCTAAGTTTACTCAAGAGGAACTTAACCTTATCGTCAAATTACTAGAACGTAGAGCATTGAGAGCTAATGGTGGTAAGTTGGGTAGTAATTGGAGAAGTTTAGTTTGAACACTTGTAGTAAGTGTTCCGAAACGATTGATAAACACCGAGTTCATTTAGGTTATACAGAATGTTTAGATTGTAGTGAAGTTGAAGCTTATTCAGCTCACACGGTTTATCCTCACAAGACAGGTGGTTATGTTCAACCTATAAACAAATCTACATCTAAACACTTAAAGTCTTTAGATAGAAGGAGTACTGGTAATACTCGTAAAGCAAAGTCTGTAGGTGGTAATTGGGATAAATGGTTAGAGCAGTATTATCACAATATGTATAACCCTGAACCTGAAAGAGAACCTGTACAAGACATATCTACAATTCAACTTATGGATTCAGATACGTTATATAACAAGACTATATTGCATTACAAAGACAATGGTTATCAACCTACTATAAATTGGTTGAAACAGCTATTTAGTGAGGATAAAATATCACTAAACAATAAATCTAAGATGTTAGATGAGATTAACAGATTGGAAGTTTTACCTACAAAAATAAGAAAAATGGTGATAAATGAAAAAAGACATAACTAAGATGTCACGTGACGAGCTCTTGGCCAGAAGAGTTTGTTGTGGTAAAGGTTGTTATAATTGTCCATACGACCCACCTCACAAAAAAGGTAATAAGGTTGTAAGACCAATTGAGAAAAGAGTTAGATTAGGAGCCCATTCTAAGGGAGCTAAATCATCTCATTGGGACATGGATTACATGACAACAGAAGAGATAGAAAAATTATTTAAAAAAAATAAAAAAAACACTTGACAAGTATAGGTTTTTTTTCGTATCTTTAGATATGAAAAATAATAATAAAACGAAAGGAAACTCAATGAGTTCTCAACATAAAAAAGATTATTGTGAAAACTGTAACACTATTTTAGGATTTGAATGTACCTATGTAATACCTAAAGATGCTCACTCAAAAGGTATATTAACTACTGAACATTGGGATGGTAACCCTTTCAATGAATCACCTGATAATCTTATTACTTTATGTGGTAATTGTGCCAGATACAAAACTAATTTATATAAAGATTGGACAACTCCTGGTAGAAATCTTAAAAAAGTTGAAGGTAGAAGTTGGGTTGAACCTGTAGATTTTATCTATAAAGATTGGATTGCTCATTGTAATCAACCTTCTTTTCAAAAAGTTAGAAATGAAATGGGTATTATTGTTGGTAAAACAGGTCAAGGTAAAACATATTCAATTACCAAATTTATGATTCCTGAATGGAAAAAGGAACCTCATAATATACAACTAGTTATAGTTTCAGCTCCTCAAAATGGTATTTTAGATGAGATAGACTTTATGGATGCAGGTATAGAGAATGGTTATATATATACAAAAAATGCTCAAGAGGCAATTAGTTTATTAAAAATGGGTCGTAAAGTTATTATCACAACATCACATTCAGGTTTACTTCAAGATAGTGGTTGGGAACTACTTTACTATGCTAAAGAAAATAAAGTAAAACATGCTATGGTGATAGACGAAGCACATACTTGGTTATGTACTGGTCAGGAAAACTATAGAAAAGTTATGGGTTGGTATGGTAGTAGATATAATGCTTCATTATATAATATGTTGTCACTTGTTAGTGAGTACAATCCTTATATTTTCGGATTGACAGCTACTCCTAATTCAGAACAAAATGGTAAAGTTTTGGTAAAAGATGAAATGACATTTAGGATTATAAATAAAAATTGTCCTGTTGAATTGTTACTTACAAAACAAGCTTGGTGGGAAGAATTTAGACCTCTCAATATAAATAGTACTAATTCAGTTTATAGTAGAATAGAAGAAAGAATTATTCAAATTGAAGAAGAAAAAAAAGAAACAGGAGTTAAAAAGACTTTATTTATACAATGTCATCAAGATAGATATTATGGTGCTGATTTAGGTTTAGATGTTGAATCTGTTTTAGAACACGTTAATTCTATATATAGGAGTTTAGGTTATAGAGAACAATATAAAACTTGTGTAATGACAAGTGGTCGTAATGAAATTTATGCTCCTAATGGACAAATAACACCTAAGTTAGATGAAACTAAACTTAAAACAATGTTAAATGATAATGATGATGAATTAACTGTATTGTTAGTGATAAATAAAGGTGGAATGGGAATGAACATTCCTACTTTGGGAGGAATGATATTCACGAAAACTACAGATAAAGAAGATGGAAATGGTATATCCCTCACAGAATTTGCTAGACAATATATGGGAAGATTAGTTAGACCTAATGTTTTGAGTTCTAAAGATTTGAAAGAAAAGTTTGATTATGATTTTTCTAAGTATTATAAGTCTTTATCAACTGATTCAGAAAGAAGAAACGCTATCAAAGCTAACTCTTTCTTTGTAGATTATCCTGATGATAACAATATGTGGGAAACTGCAATAAACGAGTTCAAAACTTCATATTGTAATAGCGTCGAGTTCGCTAATAAGTCTTTAGATAAAATGTAAAAAAAATAAAAAAAAGACTTGACACGTATACTATTTTATTCGTATATTTAGATATGAAAAATAAAGGAATAATAATATGAATCCAAACGTAGGTAAATACACTTATAGTGAAGTTAAAGAAATGACCATATTCAGGAGATACGAATTGTTCGGTTGTCTTGAAGCTGAAGATGTGATGAAGTCGATGTTAAAAGAGGCTAAAGAGGATAGCTTTAATAGTATTACAGAACAAGATTTACAGGAGTTAAGAATAAATGACCTTGAACCGAAAGTGGTTAAGGTTGATATGGCTGAGATATCTCAGTTGGAAGAAATGGTAGATATACATTACATTGAAAATAATTAAAAAGGAAAATAATTAATATGAATATGTATCAAAAAATGTTTATGTCAAATGATTATTTACATGAAACTACATTTGGTGAAGCAGTAAATGAATTATTGTTAGGAGATGAACCAGTTGTTTCTGTATCAAAGTATTATACAGTCTCGTATGATTTAGATTACGCTGGTGACATCAGAGTTCACAAAATAGAAGATGAATATAACAATGTACTTTGGGAAAATTGGAACTCTAACTTTTGGACAGAAGCAGAAGACCAACTAATTTCAGAAATATTATTATGGGGACAATTATAATATGAATCAAAGAAAATACACTTTAAGACAATGGGTATATCACGTTGCTGAATTTTTAACACTTTTGTACATTATTTTTGTGTTCGGACTACTTATGGTAATAGGAAATATATAAACGATGCACAAATTAATGCGTTATGTGATAGACGAGTTTGATGGTGTTTTACTTGATGACTATGGTTGGGAACATTATCGGGTTAAGGGTAAAGATTATGACATACGTTTTGACCGTAGTAGGTTAGAATGGGCGTGTGATTGTCCTGCTTATAAATTTCGTAGAAGACATAAGATAAGATATTGTAAACATATTTTAGAAATTCAAGAAAGAAACTTTAAAAGGAGAAACAATGGATTGGCCAAGCGAAGAAGTTAAAAAGTTTGAAGACAATGGAGGTTATTTTATAGATAACGTTCCATACATGGATTGTAAAGTTACTGGTGAACCTGTTCGTAATGTTGGGATAGATGCAGTATCCGTTCTAGGTTACAGAGCTTTATTAAGTAGATTATATAAAATGTTTCCAGAAACATTTAAAGTAGTCAGTAAACCCAAACATAAACCAACTGGTAGACCTTCTGGTTGGCACTTTATGAAAGAGTTTGTAGATAAAGATGGTAATGTATTTCATAAGGGTGTTGAACAGCCTAAATTAAAAGGTACTTTACCCCCTACTAAAGTTAAACCTGTTAAGAAAAAAACTAAACGTAGAACTAAAGAACAAATTCTACTTGATAGAGAAAAAGAAAAAAAAGAAGCTCTTAAAAAAGCAGTTAAAAAACAACAAGACTTTTTGAATCATAAATTCGGAGACTAAATGTGGGAACGAGAACAACTGAGTTTAAAAAGATACCTATCTGATATAAGTTTTAATATACAAGAATTAAGAGTTATATTGGATGAGTTATATATGAATGAAGAATTTGAGGATGACAACAAATGGGCCTATGAGAGGGTTATGTATTCACTTGATAAACTTATTGTGATAAGAAAAGATTTAGAGAAATTAACAGAAAGGGTTACAGAAAATAATGTTTGAATTTTTAGTTATATGTTTACTTAGTTACATCGCTTACAAGATGACCGATGAAAATAATACACCGAGGTTTTAATGAATGAAATATTACACTTAATGAAACACTTTGTAGGGTTCTGTGGAGAACATTCTCATCCTAGCATTTTATTGTCAGGAGGAGTTGTTATAACAACAATAGGTATTTATTGGACAAAAATTATAAATCATGTAAAGGATTTATTTTAATGGGATTTAAAGATAATTTAAGAAAAAGTAAAGATGGTTATTTTACTTTAAAGAGCAAAAGTAAAACAGCTAAAAAAGGAGTTTGTCTAACTTGTGGTCAGGATAGTGAAACTCAAGAGCTACTATACGAATATAAAGCCAATGATATGTTACTAGTTAGAGAACACATGGAAGACCATTTAACATCTTATTCAAATCATAAAAGTATTACACCAATCTGGTGTAAAGAATGTAAAGCTTTGATTGAATATAAAATTACTTTAGTAAATGCAAAAAAATAAATTAAAAAAATTAAATTTAGCTCAGTTCTATATACAATTATTAACTGCGACGATATTCGGTTATATGTCAGTTAGAGATGCTGATATTTTAAAAATGTTAATAGCTGTTTTATTGTTAGTGTCTTGGGGATTAGGTTACTGGAGACATAGAATAGTTCGTAGACGTATTAATAATAATATTAACCCATGGACTCGTACACGATGAGACAAGTAATTAATTGTTTAAAAGAAAACAATCCTTTAATTAATAGACTACTAAAAAAAGTCTCTGTAGACGAAGGTATGAAAATAGCTACAGAGTTGTTTCAAATACTTAATAAACGTCAAGATGGTATTGGATTAGCAGCTAATCAAGTTGGTATTGATGCTCAGGTTGCTGTAGTAAACGTTAGAGAACCAATAGTATTAATTAATCCTGAAATAGTTGAATGTTCAAATGAAATACCTTATTATGAAGGTTGTTTATCTTTTGAAGGTAAAGGTGTACATACAAAAAGATATGGTGATATCGTAGTTGCTACAGAACAAGAAGATAGTAAGCTATACTTCAGTGCAGCAAAAAATTCTTCTGAAGGTACGGGTACATGGGAACAGCAAACTCAAAAAACAAAAGAATACGAACTTAGAAAGCTTGAAACTGTTTGTGTTCAGCATGAGATAGACCATTTAAATGGTAAAACTATAATGGATAGAAGAGCTGTTAATACTATAAAAAATGAAAATAAGATAGGTAGAAATGACCCATGTCACTGCGGTTCAGGAAAAAAGTATAAAAAATGCTGTCAATGATAATTAAATATATGAAAACAATGTTTTATATAATACAACAAATGTCAGTATTAGTTTTTATTTCATTACTAACATTATTGATGTCATTGGGTTTATTTTCAGTATTTACGCTTATGCATTTTAAAAAAATAATAGGAGATAAATTAAGATGGATTTAGAAGAGATACTTCATAAGCTAGACGAAGCGAAGGAAACAGAAGATTGGGAATTAGTAGACGAATGTATTGAAGCTATGAGAATATTAATAGATGATTTTGATGAATATCAAAGTGAAGAAGATTGGGGCTGACTGGTTTCGACTGGTATCGTTTGATAAAAGAGTGCAACGGAGTTTGAGTAAGACTCGTCTAAAAAAGACTCATAACCTAAAATGGCGAACAATCGCTACAAGGGTTGGAAATAGATTGGCATTTAGCTAATTCTGAAATGGGATTTGATAATTTCGTTTCTGATTCCCAACCATCTTACGCCTACGCGGCCTAAGTTACTGAGTTGTCTAACACTCGGTCATAAAATAAGTTAGACACCAACTCTTGGAACAGAGTAAAAGTTCTCAGTTGTCAATCTGTAAACTGACCATGGTGGGTTGTAGGTGACTACTGAATTTGGAACCTAACTAAGTTGTGAATGACTTTTTTATTGGAGATATTAGGACGGGGGTTCGACTCCCCCCAGCTCCACTAGAATAAAAAATGATTGTTTTGGTGACTTAACTAATATTTATACAAAAGGATGAACAAACACATGAACAAATATATATCTATGTCAGTACTGACTATTGCTTTGATGACTTATGCTAATGGTATAATATCAACAAAGTTTATAAATGATAAAAATATTGTTATTCAATCTTTGAAAGATAAAATTTCAAGATTGACAACAGAGTTAGAAAAATATGAGATGGAAGGAGTACCAGTAACCGTTACTATGTACCATCCAGTTTCGTATCAAACTGATTCTACACCGGACATTCTCGCAGATGGAACGCGCATTAGGACCCAAGAGGCGTCCAATTACAAATTTATAGCGGTAAGTAGAAATCTTTTGAAACGATGGGGAGGTTGGTTAGATTACGGTGACTTTATTCTCTTGAAAGGTACAGATGGTAAAGATGGAGTTTACCAAGTTAGAGATACAATGAATCCTCGTTGGGTTAATCGTATCGATATTTTGGAATCACCTGGAACAAAGCCTTATATGTTTCCTAAAGCTGAAATTATTAAAACTGATTTAGTAGTTTCAGAAAATATCGATATAGATATTAACAATTAAAGAAAAATAATACTTGACAATTAACAAATAATTTCGTATATTATATACGATATAAATAAGAGGTTATTATGAAGTTCAAATCTACTAAGAGATTTGGTCCTATTACTACAGGTCACCGTCAATGGAAGGACGAAGGACATTGTAGCTACGTACATGGTTATGGAAGATATATCCGTTTAACATTTGAAGCTTCAGAACTTGACGAAAGAGGTTGGGTTATGGACTTTGGTGATTTAAAAGATGTTAAGAAGTGGATTGAATCAGAGTGGGACCATAGAGTCTTGATTGCAGCTGATGACCCTTTACTATCTGATTTACAAGAACTAGAAAGTAAAGGTGGTATATATCTTAATGTACTTGATGATGGTTATTATCCAGGTATTGAAGAGTCCTGTCGTTATCTATATGACAAATTAAATCCAATGGTAAAACAGAAAACAAATAATCGTGTTGAGATTACACGAGTAGAAGTTTGGGAACACGAAAACAATCACGCTGAATATGTCAGATAAAGTTCTTCCTATAAATGAATTGTACACTTGTGTACAAGGTGAAGGTAAATTATTAGGTGTACCTCACATTCTAATTAGAGTAAGTGGTTGCAGATTAAGATGTCAGTTCGCTAATTCTTTTTGTGATACACCTTATAGTTCTTGGGGTCCTGAAAAAGGTAAATATACTTACGAAGACATACATCGCTTTTATCAAAAAAATCTTCATATAAGACATACTATGATTACAGGTGGAGGTCCCACGTTACATGCTAAAATGTTAAAACAATTATGTCACATAGCTGGTTTTATATATGACCATTACATTACTATAGAAACTGAGGGTAGTGAGTTTGTTCCTACTACTGGTCATTTGATTTCACTTTCACCTAAACTATCTAATAGTACTCCTAGACCAGGAACTAAAATGCCTTATACTGGTAAAATAGTTACTGAGGGTGATAGAAAAAAACATGAAAAGTGGCGTTGTAATTATGATGCTATGAAACAACTCATAGAGCATCATCCTGATTATCAAATGAAACCTGTAATTTCTAATGAAGAAGATTTACAAGAAGTAAAAGAGTTACAAAAAATATTAGACGTTCCTAACAACATGGTGTATTTAATGCCTGAGGGTGTAAATATAAAACAACTGAATGAAAGAAGACAATGGTTGTTAGATATATGTGTTAAGGAAGGTTATAATTTTACAGACAGATTACATATTATAGCTTATGGAGATGAACGTGGGGTATGATTGGATAGGTTGGATAGGAACTGCTGCTATTGTAGCAGGTTACTATTTCAACGCTAAAAAAATAAAAACTTGCTTTATTATCTGGGGATTGGGAAATGTTGCTTTCTTAATCTATGCTTATTTGATTGATGCTCCTCCTCAGATAGCAATAAGTTTATTTGTAATTGGTATGAATATTTTTGGATATAAACAATGGAGTAAAGATGAATAAATTGAAACATGCTAACGGAAATCATCCGTTAACCGAACAAGAAAAATTAAAAATGATTGAAGAAGCAGCTGAACATTATGGTCGTTATATGACAGCTTTAGGTTTTGATTGGAGTCAAGACCCTAATTCTTCAGAGACTCCTATCAGAGTAGCTAAAGCTTTCGTAAACGACTTAGCTTCAGGTGTGTATAACGAATCACCTAAGATTACAGCTTTTGATAATGTTGATGGGTATGATGGTATAGTATTCCAAGGCAACATCAAGCTACATTCATTTTGTTCACATCATCATCTACCTTTTATAGGACATGCTCATGTTGCTTATCTTCCTACTCCTGAAGGTAAAGTTATTGGACTAAGTAAACTAAATCGTATTGTTGATTTTTATGCTAGACGACCTCAAGTACAAGAGAACTTAACAATGCAGGTACATGACCATGTTCATGATGTATGTGAAGAAAACATTGGTGTTGCTGTTTCAATAGAAGCTAATCATATGTGTGCTTGTGTAAGAGGTATCAAACATGATGCTACTATGAAAACTTCAAAACTAAGTGGTGAGTTTATGAATTGGAAGAGTCATTCACGAGAAGAATTTTATAACTTTATAAGGGATTTAAAATGAAAGAATTTGTAAATTGGGAACTAATAGAAGAAGCTGTTACTGAAATAGCATTTCACTTAAAAGATACAGGTAAAGATTTTAAAGGTGTATTTGGTATACCTAGAGGAGGTACAATATTAGCTGTTTTGTTAAGCCACAAATTAGATTTACCATTTATAGAAAACCCTTTTGATTGTGAATTTGATGACTTTGTGATTGTTGATGATATAGCTGATACAGGTAAAACTTTAGAGTTTTATGAGAATAATTTTAAAAAAGGTTATATAGTCACTATTCACGAACATGAACAGAGTATTGTTAAACCAGAATTTTCAGTTATTGACAAGGAAGACAAATGGATTGTTTATCCTTGGGAAACTAAAGATTCAGAAGAAAGACAGGATTATTTAAATGACACATCTCCCGCGTACTAATATAATATGTAGATTACAAGTTGAAGGACTACATTGGTGGTCTGAGGCTAGTAAATACGAACCCACAATGGTTTATCTTGAATCACCTCATAGACATATGTTTCATATTGAAGTCAAGAAAGAAGTTTTTCATGATGACCGAGATGTTGAGTTCATAGTATTTAAAAGAAAAATTAAAAAGTATTTAGAAGAAAAATATTACGATAAACAATATGATTTGTGTAATTTTAAAGCAAGGTCTTGTGAGATGCTAGCTAAAGAATTATTAGAAGAATTTGATTTAGTTTATTGTTCTGTATTTGAAGACAATGAGAATGGAGCTGAAATATATGGGTAAAATAATTTACTTACCACTTGAACACATTGATTCAAGATATACAACTCATATGGACAGAGATATAACAAATTATCTTGAAAAATCAGATTTACAATGCATAAAAATATACCCTAATATTCCTGCTCCTACAAGTATGAAAGCAGGTAGTTTTCTTGATGCTGAATTTACAATACGATTTAAAGCTGCTCAGTTAGAAGAAGTAGCCAGATTATATCGTGATGATGTAATAGTTTCAGGCGACATTATCTGGAGTTCTGATTTATGGCATCCTGGATTACCAGAAAGTATAGCTTACATGAATTACTTTACAAAAAAAGATGTGAAACTAAGAGGACTAATACATGCTGGTAGTTTTACTGATACTGATTTTGTAAGGGATATGGAAAGATGGGCTAAGAATTTTGAGGATACTTTGTTTGATATTGCTGATAAAATTTATTGTGGTAGTAATTTTATTAAACAGGATATAATTAAGAAAAGATTAATTAATCCTGATAAGTTAGTACCTACGGGATTTCCATTAGATACTCTTGAATTAGATAAAATTAAAAAAACTAAAAAAGAAAATATTGTTATATTCTCTGCTAGAAATGTAGATGAAAAACAACCTTGGTTATTTACACAAATGAGAGATACTCTTGGAGATAATAATATTCAATTTATAAACACACTGGAACATAATTTTTCTAAACAAGAATATTATGAATTATTAGCTAAGTCTAAAGTAGTTGTTAGTTTTGCTCTTCAAGAAAATTTTGGATTTAGTGTAGCCGAAGCTGTTTATCTGGGTTGTGTTCCTGTTCTTCCTAACAGATTAGTATATCCTGAGTTTTATCCTAAAAAATATTTGTATAATACGTTTGATGAAGCTTGTAAAATGGTAAGTGACAACGTATATAGTAATAATAATATAATTAAAAATCCTAATGATTTTCAAGACTCAATAGAAAGGTGGTTTAATGATTAAAACTAATTTTATTTATTTTCCTTCATTCTCAGCTGGTGAGATGGGTTCTAACTTTGTAAAAGACCATCGTTTCAGAAATGATATGACGATAAGATTTTACAGCGAAGAATATCCTAAAGAGTATCAACATAATCAGATATTGATTACAGCTGGAGCTCATATGTCAGTAAAAGATTATAAAAATAAAATGGGACTTACTGATAGAAATCTTGTAATGGGTGACTCTGGAGGTTTTCAATTTGCTTCAGGGGCTTTGAAATGGGATTTAAAATACAGAGATAAAATTTTTAATTGGTTGTCTGAGAATACAGATATTGCTATGAATTTAGATTTACCTCCTCGTTTAAAAAATGAAGGAAAGTTTCACGAATGTTTAGATGTAAGTTTAGATAACTTTAAATACTTTCAGAAAAAACAAGATGGTTCGACTAAGTTTTTAAACGTAGTACAAGGTGATGATGAACACACTTACAAACATTGGTACAATCAAGTAAAAGATTTTGACTTTTGTGGTTGGGGTATCGGAGGTGCTGGTGGTAGTCTTTATCGTTTTATGTCAGGTGTTTATGCCTTACTACAAGGTAAAGAACATTTAAATTCTACGAATGAGTATTTTCATATTCTTGGTACTTCAAAAATTAGAGACTTCTTGATGTTGATTCAGTTACAAAAATCATTAGAAGATATCGGTTCTAAAATAGTTGTAACAACTGATAGTTCCTCTCCAGATAGAGCTGTTGTATTTGGAACCTATTATACAAGATTCAGCATCAAGAAGGCAACTTTTGAATCTATAAATTTTCCAAGTGAAAAACATCAACCTGATATTATTGATTGGTTCAGAGAAACTCCTAATCAAGATTGGCCTCGTATGACTGCTTTTGATGATGTACTAAAAGGACTTGTTTCTTGGAAGGATGTAGCTGATTGGAATACACAATGTACTATGGGTATGAGGTTACATAACTTTTATGTATTCAAAGATGCTATCAGAAATGTAACTGAATTAATTTATGGTCACGATTACATACTAAAACAAGCTGTTGATAGTGAAGTTTATAAAGTATTAAGGTCTATTGATGAGATGGTAAAGAGTGAAGACCCTGATGTGGTATTTGAAAGATATAAACATCTTTATCGTAAGATGAGTAATGTAAAAAAAGACCATAGTAATAAAAATCACAATTTCTTTTAAGGAGATATAAATGGAATTTACACCAGAACAAATACAGGGTAATTGGGACAAATTAATTGGTATAGTAGAAGATACTTTTGAAGGAGAAAGAAAGGAAAAGTTACTTGAAATGTATGAACATTTTAAAGACAGAGCAATGTTTGCTCCTGCTAGTGGTGTCATATATTATCACAACGCTATTCCAGGTGGTTACGTTGACCATATATTAAACATAACAGAATGTGCTACTAAGATATATGAGATGTGGAAAGAAATGGGAGCTCATACAGAAGAGTATACTTTAGAATCTGTTATATTTTGTGCTTTACATCATGACTTAGGTAAGTTGGGTGATTTAACTGAAGATTATTATACACCGAATGAATCTGAATGGCATAGAATCAATCAAGGTAAAACTTACGAGTACAATGACAAGTTACATTACATGACTGTTACTGATAGAGCAATATGGCTATTAAATCATTTTGGTATTACTATGTCTCAAGTTGAGTATTTAGCTTTAAGACTTACTGATGGTATGTATGAAGATGCTAACCAAGGATATTTAATGGGATTCGGTGAAGGTAAAAATCTTAAAACAAATCTTCCTTTAATACTACATCAAGCAGATATGATGGCTACAAGATTAGAAAAGGAAAGATATATGTTTAGTAAAGATTCTGCTATAAATTATAATGAGATTTTACATCCTGAATTAAAAGAAGAAAGAGTTAAAAAAGAAGAAGAATCTGTTAAAAATATCAAGAAAGCTTTTGTAGAAAAAAAGACACCTGATGTATTATCTGCAAAATCAAAAGATTTATTTGACGAACTTTTTGGAGATAAATAATGATAGTAGAAATAGTATTAGGTACATTACTTTTAGTTGAAAGTTATGTTATCTGGAATCTAATGAAAAAAACTGAAACATTAGAAACTTGGATAGAGAACTTTACAGAAGCTATAGAGTATGTACAAAGTGAATTAAAAAAAATAGATGCAACTGGTCACTTTGAATCAGATGACGAAGTTGGTGCTATATTTGAACAAATTAAAACAACTACAAATGAATTACAACAATTCAAAGGAGAAGAATTAGATGCCAGCTAAAATGGTCAAGAAAAGACGTAAAAAAAGTAAAATGTATTTTGGAACACCAGTTCAGGAAGCAATTATTAGATATAATGCAGCTACTGAGGTGGTAGAAAAAAATAAAATTTATACTGAAGAGATTGCAGCTGCATTTGATAAGTTAGCTGAAAACTTAATTCACACTTTTAAATTTTATTATTTTGATTATTCTTTTAAAGATGTAAAAGATGAAGTAGTTTCTTTTTTATTTATGCAATTACCAAAGTATGAACCAGATAAAGGTAGAGCATTTTCTTATTTTTCTGTAGTTGGTAAAAACTATTTAATTTTAAATAATAACAACAACTATAAAAAACAAAAATCTCAAGATGACGTAGATGTGTTAGATTTCACGAGGAACGTCCAGTCAGAATTAAATACTGAGGATGTTACTGAATATAATGTAGAGTTTGTAGACCAAATGTTAGAGTATTGGGATAATAATATTACTAATATTTTTCGTAGACAAAAAGATATTTTAGTTGCTGATTCTGTATTAGAAATATTTAGAAGAAGAATGAATATAGAAAATTTCAATAAAAAAGCTCTTTATATTATGATTCGTGAAATGACTGGTAGTAATACTCAACATATTACACGTGTTATAAACCAAATGAAAAAATATTATTTTGCAATGGCAGAAGAATTTTCTAAAAATGGTCATTTAGATACTAGTAATACGGGTTCGCTCTTCTAAAGAAAACTTTATATATATTTTTTTTCAATAATCTATATTTATAAGTATAAAAATGGATATAATATGGCTATTGATTATGAAGTTTTCGAGGGAAAATCATTATCATCCCTCTTTCAAGATATATACACCAATACTGAATATAATAGAAAACAACTTGACGTATTGACTAAAGAATTGGTACAATACATAAAAGATGGCGATACTGCTGTGCAAATTGTTCCTATGATAAAAGAATATTTAGAAATAAATGTCAAAAATGATGACCAATTAGTTAAGATGGCAGCCATAGTACAACGACTCGTATCTGCAGAAGCTAAAGCAGGAGCTGAAGAAGAGTTTGGTTTATCAGATGAAGAGAAAAATCAATTAATTAATAATTTAGAAGAAAGTATAATAGATATACAAAATGAATCTGATAAGATTCATAGCAAGATACAATCACAATCGATTTCTGTGGAAAATTAAGAATGGCATACCGAAAAAACAGAACATCTGAAACTGTAACTTCTGTTCCGGGTGGTATACCATCTTGGCGAGGAGTAATTTCTTGGATTAAAAAATTAGTAAAATCTTCTCAATATGATTTTTACGAAACTGAAGCATTTCAGGTAAGTGAAGTAATTTTAAATGAACCTAGTTTAAGAGGTGCTGTAAAAGGTACTTTTCTAAACAATCCTGAACAATCTATAAAAGGTGAATATGGATTAATAAAACCATTGACTCCAAATTTTATATCTATTCCACTAATAGGTGAGCATGTAGTAGTTGTGGAGTATAATAAACAGCATTATTGGACTAGTATAATTAATAGGAGAGGAAAAGTAAATGAAAATGCTGTCATAAGTGCCAACGAGGAATATGATTTAGAAAATAATACATATGGTAAAACCTTTCAAAGAAAAAATGTAAAACAACTTGAAGTAGGAGAAGGTTCAATAATGTTTCAAGGTAGATTTGGTCAATCTATACATTTTGATGCATCAAATAATAATCCTTCTATTCTTATACGTAACAATAAAGATAATAACGTAAGAGAGTTGATATCTGAAGACATTGACGATGATGATAGTTCTATATACTTAACTTCAAATGGACTGCGTGGTAAGTTTTTTAACGGTCAACAGATAACTGGTAAAAATATACTTATAAAAAGTGATGATGTATATATTAAAGGTAGAAATAATGTATATTTAGAAGGTGATGAAATTTTTATAAATGCTAAAAAACAAAATACAATTAAAATGGGTGACCCAAGAGCTATTTTTATACCTACAGTAAATGGTGAAAAATTATTTGAACTATTTGTATCACTTACTAATGTATTAGTTGCATTACCACAATTACCTTCTGCTAACCCAAAAGCAATTGCAGATATTGCAAGAGGTACAGATGAGATTTTATCACAAGTAAAAAATCAAGAATTTTTAAATAAACAAGTAATGACTGCAGACCCTAATTTTAAAATACCAGATTTACCTAAACCACCTGATATAAAAATACCAGAGGTACCTGAAGTTAAAATACCAGAGGCACCTAATATAGATGAAAAAATTAGTGTTAATAAAATTGTAATCGAAGAACAATTAAAAAATTTAAAAAAACAATAAGGAGTTAATATGACTAAAAAAGACCTTGTAAAAATAATACAAGAAGCTGTCCGTAGGGAAGTCAAAAAAGAAGTTAAGAAGATATTTATTGAAGAACAACCAGGTAAACTTATATCTACTAAAGAAGTTATCGAAACACCACAAGTTAATCCTAAAAAAGAAGTTACATACACTAAAAACGAAAGTTTAAATAAAGTTTTAAATGAGACGGTAGGATTGAAGGAGTCTAAAAAAAATGAAGAATATGCAACTTTAGGTGGAGGAGTTTTCGATACAAATCGTATGACTGAATTAATGGGATATGGTAAACCTGAAGAAGTTAAACGTGATATGGTAGCTGCAGACACTCTCCGTAAAGCTGGTAAATCTGTCGGAGATGTACCAGAAGCAGTAACTAATGCTTTAACTCGTGACTATAGTGACTTAATGAAGGCAATGAATAAGAAAGGTAAGTAATGTCAGCTATAAGAACTGATTTAGACCCTAACACTTATATTGGATTATCTTTTCCTCTAAGGCGGAATAATAATAGAGATTTTGCAATGACTAAAAATTCATTAGAACAATCTCAACATAATTTAAAAAATTTATTATTAACTTATCCAGGTGAAAGAGTCGGCCAACCTGAGTTTGGTTGTAAATTACGAGAATTAGTTTTTGAACATATTGACGAGGAAGAATTACCTGTTAGAATAGAAGATGAAATAAAAGATAGTGTATCTAAATGGTTACCTTATATAAACATAATTTCAGTAGAAACATTAACTCAAGATGACGATAAAAGCAAAATATATGTAAAAATAAAATATTCTACATCTATAAATCCAGAAACAGAAAATGAAATTGAGTTAGATACAAGTTATACTGCTACGAGATATTAAGGAAAATAAAATGGCAAGAACAAGTGTAAAAAAGAATGTCGTAAAACAAGTTAATTATCTTAATAAAGATTTTAGTGATTTTAGAGATAGTTTAATTGAGTTTGCTAAAGTATACTTTCCCAATACCTATAATGATTTCAATGAAGCATCACCAGGAATGATGTTTATTGAGATGGCTGCATATGTTGGCGACGTACTTTCTTATTATATCGATTCACAGTTTAGAGAGTCTTTATTAGCTTATGCTGAAGAAAAGAGAAATGTTTATAATATAGCTCAGTCGTTTGGTTACAAACCAAAAGTAACTTCACCAGCTACAACAACACTTGATGCATTCCAAACTGTACCTGCACTAAATGAAAAACCAGATTATAGATATGCTTTAAATGTAAAAGCTGGGACTGAAATTAGTGCAGATACAACAGGTACTACATTTAGAACATTAGAAGACGTTAACTTTAATACCTCTAGTTCTTATGACCCTAGAAGTGTAGAGATATTTGAAACCAATGCTGGTGTGCCTACTAAATTTTTACTAAAGAAAAAAGTAAAAGCTGAGAGTGGAGCTACAAAGACTGAAAGTTTCTCATTCGGTAACGCTAAAAAATATTCTGAAATAAAATTAACTAATTCAGATGTAATAGAAATAATATCTTGTATTGATAGTGATGGTAATGAATGGTATGAAGTTGATTCTTTAGCTAGAGACACTATTTTTGAAGATATAGAAAATAATGTTGATAATGACCCAACTTCAGTAGTCGGTCGTGAAACATCACCTTACATATTAAAACTTAAAAAAACTGCTCGTAGATTTACAACATACATTAATCAAGATGATGAAACTATTTTAAGATTTGGAGCAGGAACTTCAGATAATCCAGATGAAGAACTTATACCAAATCCAGATATGGTCGGTTCTAATTTACCTGGTAGTCCAAGTAAACTTGGTGTTGCTTTCGACCCTAGTAATTTTTTAAAGACAAAAGCTTTCGGACAAGCACCATCTAACACAACTCTATCAATTACATATTCTTATGGTGGTGGTATAGATGATAATGTTAATTCAAATCAGATAAATAGTATAAGTTCTATTAGTTACGGACAGTCTACAGATAATTTAACTACTAGTCTATTAGACGAATCAAAAAACTCTGTTAGATTTACTAATCCTTTTCCTGCTACTGGTGGTAGTGCAGGTCAGAGTATTAGAGAAGTACGTGAAAGTGCTTTAGCTTACTATCAATCTCAACAAAGAGCTGTAACTAAAGAAGATTATATTGTTAGAGCTTATTCTCTACCACAAAGATATGGTAATATTGCAAAAGTTCATTTAATACAAGATGAACAATTAAATTTAGAAAATGAAAAAGTTATTAACCCTTTGGCATTAGATATGTATACTTTGGGATTTGATTCCAATAAAAAGTTAACTCAATTAAATAATACAGTAAAAGAAAATTTAAAAACATACTTGTCTCAATTTAGATTAGTTACTGATGCAGTTAATATTAAAGATGCTTACGTAATAAATATTGGTGTTAAGTTTGCTATTTTAACAAAAGTTGGATTTAATAAAAATGAAGTCTTACTAAGATGTGTAGCTGCAGTAAAAGACTTTTTTGATATAGATAGATGGCAAATAGGACAACCTATCATTCTTTCGGATATTGCATATGAATTGTCATTAATAGATGGTGTAGCATCTATAGTACCTCCAGAAAATTCAAATACTGTAATAAAAATTGAAAATAAATACAGGACAGCAAATGGTTACTCAGGTAATTTTTTTGATATAGAAAAAAGTATGATAGATGGTATATTATATACTGCCTTAGACCCAAGTATATTTGAAGTTAAATTTCCAAACATAGATATTGAAGGTAAGGTGGTTGGTGATAACTTAGGAGTAACAGAATAATGCATTATTTTGAATTTGCAGAAAAAGATAATACTTTATATGAAGTCAGTTCAAGTATGAATGCTGGTTTAGATGAAGTATTAGAAGTAAGAAAAGATGTTAGTGATAGTGGATTGGTAGTTAATGATTCAAGAATTTTAATAAAATTTGATTTATCTTATATTTCAGAATCAGTTAGTAATAATTTAATTACTAATCCTAAATATTATTTAAATTTATTTGATGCTAAACCTACTGCTTTAGCAACATCTCAAAGTTTGTATGCTTATCCAATCAGTCAATCTTGGACAATGGGTGATGGTAGGTCATATGATAACCCATCTAATAAAGAAGGTTGTAGTTACACATTTAGATTTGGAGAAACAGATGGTACATTATGGAATTCAGAATTAAGTGCTTCTGGTGGTACGTTTTATACTGCTAGTGAAGCGTCACATTCATTTAATAGAAATTCAAAAGACATGAGAATGGATGTTACTGATATAGTAAATGATTGGTTAACTGGTAATAAAACTAATGAAGGTTTTATGATAAAAAGAAGTGGAAGTGCTGAAACTGATAGTTCTCGATTAGGTAATTTTTCATTTTTTTCAACAGATACACACACTAAATATCCACCAACACTTGAAGTTCAATGGGACGATTCAAGTTGGTCCACGGGTTCTTTATCTCCATTAAGTTCAACAGATTTAGAAGATACGGTGTTATACATGAAAGGTTTAAGACCAGAATATCATGAAAAGTCAAAAGTAAAATTTAGAGTTGTTGGTAGAAACAGATATCCATCTAAAACATATTCAACAACACCATCTAACTTAACTATAAAATATTTACCAAGTGGTTCAAGTTTTTATTCTATTTGTGATGCAGAAACTCATGATGTTATTGTACCATTTGGAAGTGGTTCAAAGTTAAGTTGTGATTCTCAGGGTAATTATTTTAATTTATGGTTAGATGGTTATCAACCAGAAAGATATTATACTTTAAAATTTAGAGTAGTAAGTGGTAGTAATACTATTGATGAAAGTGACCAATATTTTAATGAAGGATTTACATTTAAGGTAACTAAATAATGCCGTTTAATAAAGAACAATTAAAATATGTTGATTTCTATCAAAAGTTTGTTAATGAATTAAGAGACAAATATTTAGATAGAGTAAAAGAATTAAAATCAGAAAATTTTAGACGTAATGGTATTTTATATTCTTTTGAAGATATAATATCTACAAATGGTATAGAAGATGCTAATATAGAACAAGATGGATTATATGAGAGCATAGGATTAGATGAAAATGATTTAGAAGCTTCAAAGACAATTAGTAATGTAAAATATCCAGTTTACGTATCAAATAGTTTACTTGAAAAAACAATAAATAGAAACATAGTTGAATTAGCACAATCGGAGTTTGCTAATGTTCTTCCTGAAGGTGTATCGAATGGTGATGTAGTGAGTAGTGATGACTTTGACGATAAAACAATTTTTTTAATTTCAAATAATCAAAAAAAACCATTTGATGATGTAGGTATATTTTATGCAGAATACGATGTTAGTAACGTAAAAACAGTTGAAGAGTCGCAGTTAAACTTAATACCAACTGGTGAGGCCGTAGAATGAGAAGTACGTTAAATCAAAAAGACAATGAAATATTATTTAAAAATCAAACCGTTGATTTAGGATTTGGTTCCAATAAAAATGATTACATTGAGGCATTTTTATATGATACAAATGATAATCTGTTAGAAACTAGTATAGTAGAAGAATCTGATTATAGTATTGATGGTGAGAGCGTAAAATTAAAAACAGGAACTATACTTAGAAAGATGGGTTACGATAGAGGTAGGTATAGAGTTAGATATAATTTTTTAAGAAAAGTAGCTGGTTCTTATGAGACTATATTAGTTGATAGTGATAATAAAATATGGAATGGTGCTTATCATATTATGGATGATGGTACTATTATGGATGGAGAGACGCACTCAGATTCTACATATAAAAAACTTTTTATAAAAGAAAACAAATATATTTTACATGAGATATCACCAACCAGAACTGAAATTAGATTGATAGGTCAAAACATAGATGATAAACAATATCAAGATGATTTATTTTTTGCAGGAAAAGATAGAAGGAAAGAAAAAGTAGATTTTTCATTAAATTTTCACGATGAAAAAAACGTCAATTCTGAAGAAGTTTTATCCGATAGCCTTATTTTAAAAGCATCTCAAGATGTTCCTAAGTCTTATGCAGGAGGCCTGCTATATCTAAATGACGTTTTCGTAGAACAAAAAATATTCCCACCACCTCCTCCAGACCCATCATTTATACCTGAGGAAGAAACTGTTGGTGATATACAAGCTAGATGGATTTTTAGTGACTTATCCTTAGTAAATATAAGAGATGGTAGTTCTAGTACGGTAAACAATACTTTAAATAAAATGTTCTTAGATTTTAGCACAGAATCAGAGGTTAATAAAAATCTGAGAAGAAGAAGACCCACATCCAGTGTATCCCGGAGGATACAATCACAATTAGCATTACGTGGTCATCCATATAAAAATACAGTAGCTGAAAGGAAAGAATTTTACGAAACAAATAGAGGTAAAACTCGTAATAGAATAATTCGTCAAGGTATAGCAGAACAATACAGAACACCACAATTTGAGAGAGGTAAAGTCACGTTAAGGTCAGTTTCAACTAAACCATCTGAGACTGCATTAGTAAGATATACTTGGACACTTAGTGGTAAAGATTTTACGCAAGGTCAGAGTTATACAGGAGGAATTCAATCAGATAAAGCCTCAATAGTTGAATCTGGTGGTGTCAGATATCAAACAGAGAGTACTAATGGTAGTGAAATAACAATAGATTTAAAAGATAACAATACTGATATAGCTGTAACATTAAGGATAGAATCAAAATTACCTGACGGTGGTAAAGTTGTATCTAGTACTTTATATATACCGAATGTTATAAGAATAGTTAAAAAGGGTGGTAAAACATGGACATAATGGAGGTAGCTAAGTAATGGCAGAATATAATAGTTTTGACGATTTTGGTGAAGACGATTCTACTACAGCAGGTGCAGGTGGCGGTACTAATACTACTTTTTCATCTGGTAATAATTCTGGTGCTACCGTTAGAATAGGCGAAGAAGGCGATGGTAATATAGAAGAAAATGTTATCATAGATGATTACGACCCTGAAAGTACAAAGGATATTGGTCCTGCAATCATAACTGCTCCTTTTGTTGCTAAAATATTAGAGGTGGATGGTGATAAAATAAAAATTAATAAATCTTGGTCTGAATATAGAGAAACTATTGGAGCAGAAGAAGACCTGATAAAAGTTAATCAAACATTTGATAATATAAGTGTTTCTAATAATATAGGTAATAAAAGAGCTTTAAATACCTACATTCATTTCGGTGATGATAATCTAAAATTAATCACAAATGCAATTATTGACAAAAACACAATTACAGATTTTCCATATTCAACTATTTTTAAATTATACGAACCGTTATCAGATAATATAGTAGAAAAAGATAATGTTCATGTAGTTCAAGAGATATTACCTCAACTAACTGAAGAAGTTGAATTAATACCATATGACCAAGAGGAAGAAGAAGTTGTAGTATTAAGAACAACAGAATCTTCTCAATTAAATTCACCTATAAGACCAAGAAAAACTAATTTAAAAAATTATAATCAATTAATAACTTCAGATTCTAAATTACAAAAAAATATTATTGATAAATATATTAGTGGTAGTGAAAAACCAGTTGAATTAAATATTGATTATTCTAATTTTGAAAACTTTGTTAATTTTAGCTCAGCTGAAAAAAGATTAGAAAACTTTAAATATAAAATTAAACAAATAGAAAGCTATACTCAACAAAGTGCATCTTTAGTAGGAACAACTGGTTCAGAAAAAGATTTACAAAGATTTGATAATTTAATTTCAGGTGTTAAAAACAATTTTGATGGATATGAATCTTATCTATATAATGTAAGTTCATCTTATGTCACGAGTTCAATAGGACAATTTAAAGATGCTAGTTGGCCTAAAACAGGTAGTGGTACATATGCAGACCCATTTGTACCTGTAAGTTCTTCTAATTCTTCTTTTACTGACTGGTATGGTTCTGTCAATTCTAAAACAGGACAGATTTATTCTGCATCTTTATATGATACTAACAACTTTAATAAGTTATCTAATCTACTACCACAACATATTAAAGATGATATTAACAATAAATACTTTTTAGATTTTATGGATATGGTAGGTCAACATTTTGATGAATTATGGTTATATACAAAATCAATGGCAGAAATTAGTGATAGAAAAAATAATTTAAGTGAAGGATTTTCTAAAGAGTTATTATTTAATTTAGCTGCATCTTTAGGTTGGTCTATGGACGATGGTAAAGATTTATTAGATTTAAGTAGAGTTGGTTTTGGTCAAAAACTAAGTGGTACATCATATTCACTATATACGTCTGGTTCTCTTGATTCACCACCAGAAGGTGATATATCAAAAGAGATTACTAAGAGATTGATATCAAGTATGCCTTACATTCTTAAATCAAAAGGTACGATTGGTTCTTTAAAAGCTATTTTAAATTGTTATGGTATACCTAGTTCGGTTCTTAGAGTTCGTGAATATGGTGGACTTCAAAAAGAAGGTCAAAAACCAGATTTTGAGATATCAAGAAAATTTACAAAAGCTTTAGGATTTAGAGCTAATCAATACGTAGAAACTTCTTGGACGAATGATTCAGTAACGAGTAGAAAACCTGAAACAGTTGAGTTGAGATTCAAAACTCTATCGGGTTCTAATCAAGTTCTTGTACAAAAAGACGAAGATTGGGCAATAAAGGTAAAAAATAATGGCTCTACAGATAATAAAGGTACCGTCTCGTTTATGTTATCTGGTTCTGATGGATACAAAGAAGTTAGTTCTTCTTTACTACCAGTATACGATGGTGAATATTATTCTGTAATGTTAAGAAAAAACAAAATTAATACTGAATTATTTCCATCATCTTCTATAGAAACTCCAACTAACTTAGGACTATTCAATCCATTTACTGGAGCAGAAAGAGGTACTTTAGAAGTAGTAAGTAGTTCAAATGTTGCAAGAACAGGTACGAAAAGTTTAAAACATTTTAATTCTGGAAAAATAGGAGATGGTGTTTCTTATACTCACAAATATCGTGGAGATGATTCTTCTTTGGCTAATGTATCTTTAGGAGAGACTTATTTATTTTCTGCTTTTGTTCAGGCTTCTGCAAGTGTAGTAGATTCGGTAGTATCTATTAACTTATTTGAGTTAGACTCAAATGAAGAAGTTGTAGATTGGAATGAAGAATTTGATTATTCTAATAAGGATGGAGGTATAAAATCTTCTGAAAGAATAGGTGTAAATGAAACTGAATGGAAGCAAGTTCAAGTAAAAAAGACAATTAAGTTTCCAAATACTTCAAAATTAGGAATAAGACTTGAAAATGTAAAAGAAGGTTCTACTGTATATTGGGATGACTTTTCATTAAGAAAAGTATCAAGTAATACAGATAGTATTACTGATGCATTTAGTTATGATTTATTCGTTAAAAAATATGATGCAGGTTTAGATAGGATTACATTAGCTTCCAAAACAAATTTAATAATTTCAAGTTCAGTATCCCAGTCATACAACAATGCTTGGAATGGTAATGGTAATTTGTTTATTGGTGGTAATAATACTACACCATTAAATGCTAATAAATTATCTGGTTCAATGATGGAGTTCAGATTATGGACTGAACCTCTTGACGAAGATAAATTTAACATTCATGTTGCTACACCAAAATCATATATTGGTAATAGTCCTACCTCTTCATTTACTACGTTAGTTCGTAGATTTGCATTTAATGATGATAAAATTTTAGCAAGTAGTGCATCAATTAGAGACTCAAGACCAAATCAAAACACGACACAATCTGGTAGTGCTAATCATTTTAGTAGTATAAATAGTTTTGAATCTGTAATAGATAAAACAAAAACTATCATACCTAACAGTGGTCCTAACCGTAATATGTCCACAAAAATTAGAATTGAAAATAACTATCTAAGTGGTAGTGGAGCTACTCTCAATATAGATAAAAGATATGATAGAAGTGCTAATGATTTTTCTCCATTAGATTCACCAAAACTTGGAATATATTTTTCTCCTACAGATATTGTAAATGAAGATATTGTTTCTGCATTTGCAAGTTTAGATTTTAATGAATTGATGGGAGACCCTCGCGATAATTTTTCAGAAAATTATAGAGAACTTAAAAACACTTCTGATAAATACTTTCAGAAGTATACTGGTAAAAACAATTTCTTTGATTACATGCGACTAATAAAATACTACGACCAATCAGTTTTTAAACAATTAAGAAAAGTTATACCAGCAAGAGCAAAAGCACATATAGGAACTGTAATTGAAGGTAATATTTTTGAAAGACCAAAATCACCAGTACAAAAAAATAATCCTACATTTACACAACCATTTTATGAACGAGAAATTAACATATCTAATTTTGAAGTTGAACATGAAGATAGTAGGTCTGTAATAACACCTTCTAGCGAATATCCAAATTATACTGGTGAAGTAAATAATAGAGATGTGTTCTTAACACCTTCACTTTACAATTTAGGTGTTAATAATAACTACGAAGATAGAAATTTATATATAAGTTCTTCCGTTAAATATGGAGGACCTAATAGAGTATTTAGTGAAGTAACTTGCTCTATAATTGATAACAATCGCACTTCTTTTAGTAATCGAGAATATAGATTCTTTTATACTAGTTCTGCAGATTTTGATAGGAGTGAAATAAAAAATCCAAATAATTATAAAAACTTCTACACTTCTAGGTCATTAGTAGAAACTGATTTAGACCCAGAATATCAATTTATTTTACCATTGAATAGAAGTTTTTATGAAGGTGTAAAAAATACAAAAGACACCACTATCGATGGAGATAGTTCAATAGTAGTAAGAGTAACTTCACCAACTGTTGCAGTACCTTTTGATTCTGCAGATAGTAACTTACAAGTAATTGATGATTAGAAAAGATTTTTGATTAAAACTTAACCAAAGTGATATTTATTTTTGAAAAGTTATATATATCACTAAACAAATTCTAATGGAGATACATTATGGGATTTTTAGACAATTCTACCGTCACAGTTGATGCTATATTAACAAAAAGAGGTAGAGAAATACTTTCACAAGGTGGTAATTTTAATATCAGTAAATTTGCTCTTAGTGACGAGGAAATAGACTACACACTTTATGACGTAACACATCCTAATGGAACTGATTCGTATGGTGCAGTTATTGAAAATATGTCCCTTTTGGAAGCAGCACCTAACAGAACTACTTTTAATAGTTTTTTAACCAATCAAGTCCTAAGTGGAGTTAAAGTAGTAGTAGACACATTATCTTACAATAATATAGAACCGGGTGCTACTATAGCAATATCACCTACTACAAAAGGTGGAAATGCAGAAGAGTATACCTTCTCGATTGAAAATACAAATATTTTAAGGTTTTCTGATATTGACATTGCAACTAAAACTAAAACTGGTAATTCAGTAGAATTAAAAGCACAAAGTTTTGGAACACCAAGTCCTACAGCAACTACTACAATAACCATAACTGGCGTACAATCTGGTGTCACTAACATAGTAACAGTATCAGTAAAAGCAGATACTAGTAGTGATAACGATGCTTTGGGTCCACAATAGGAGATTAAAAAATGGCTTTTTTTAAAGATTTAACTGATGACGATAAAGTATCTGATGTAGCTATTGTTACTTCTGGATTATTTCAGGATGGTGCATCTAATATAACTACATTCTTTAGTTCTTCAACACAAAATACAAATACAGGTGATTACAATGTTGATGTGTATAGACATAATCCCGCAACTAATGCTTCAGCTTCAGTTCAATTTGGTATAGCTTATGGTCACTTAGAAGGTAGTGGTTCATTAGGTACTGTAGGTGCTACAGGTGACAGAACTACTGCAGCAGTTTATGGTCAATTCAATAACATGATTAATCCTCCACAGACAACTAAGTTTACTTTTGGTCCTAATTCTTCTGTAAAACATTTTTATGCTTTAAGTTTCAATAGAGCTAGAATTAGAGAAAGCATGGAACCTGGAGGATGGGAATTACACATAAGTGGTAGCGTTGGTGGTGCTCAAAAGTTAATAAAATTAATTGATGATTCTTCGACTAACAAAGGTGGTAACACTAATCAACGTAATTTTGCTCCAGAGTATAATATAGTTAGTGGAACCCTAGTAGGTGGTACTACGATAAATACTGCAGCAAACGCGGAACCAGCTTCAAGTGGTTCATATGGTACATTTTATCCATCTTTAGGAGTGTTATTATTAAACCCAGATAGATTAAAGGATACTGTTAAGGGACCTAACTTAATTACAACACAAGCTTCTAATACAGATTCCAGAAACAATGCTCGTCTTTTTGATAGTATTAAAAGTGGTTCTTATTTTCAAGCTAAAAGACAAGAAGAAATAACATCAAGACATTTCTTTGTAAGAGCAAAAGCAGGGGATTTTAATAGTACTTCTAATGAGACATACTATACGGAGTCTGTAGCAGGAGTAAAACAAATTATACCAGGTTTGAGAACAGACCCAAAGACTTACATTACAACAGTTGGTATGTATAATGACGATAATGAGTTGTTAGCAATTGCAAAACTAAGTCAACCAATCTTGAAATCAAAATCTCGTGAGGCATTAATTAAAGTTAAACTTGACTTCTAGGAGGTTCTAAATGTCTTTCAAGAAAAGCATTGAACCAGATGACAAATCTATAACATCATTTGAAGTTCATAAAACTTTTACGCTTTCAGAATCAGATAGTGGTAGCGGTTTATATTCAGTACCATTAACTAAAAGTTCTGATTCTAATTTGTATGGTTTCGACACTTCAACAGCATCTTCAAAAACCATATCTGGTAATGATTTTTATAACGTACCTAATTGGCATTCTATTAATACTCTTTATTATCGAGATATAACACAGATGCGAGGTTATATAGATTATAATAGAGCAGTACCAACTTCTTCTAATGCAGTAGAAGAGTATACCTATGTAGACAATCTACAAAATACTTCAATAAATCTAAGAAGACCTTTTACTAGAAAATTACACAGCACTGCAAATGTTATATCTGTACCTCAAAAACTGTATGGTCAAAGAATACAACCATCTTCAGTCAGAATAACTGACGACAGCACTGATTCTACAATTATTTTACAAGATGATGGTTATGGTAATTTATATGATGTTGCTTATTCTTCTAGTTTTTCTAATAGAACTCCAGATGCTAAAAATAGTGGAAGTTTAGTTGGAAATATTTTTTATAATGATGGTATAGTAGTAATTACAGATACAGGTTCATATTCTTCTGTAGGTACTGGAAACGGTACTGACGGTTTCTCTATAAAATTTAATTCATCTCAAACTATATACGAAAGAGAATATCTTTGTGTTGCTGATGAAAATGAGTTTCAGAATAGTACCAATAAAAGTTTAAAGGTAGGACAAAGTGGTAGTATAACAACAGCTGGAGTACCGCAAACACTTTTAACTAATACTATTTACGATAGTTATCCATATGAAAGACTTGGTTATGGAAGTGGTTCATTTGACAATAATGGATATACAATGGGAACTGAATTAATAGGAGAAGCAACCCATTCTGATTTCAGTACATACGTTACTACCATAGGTCTTTACAATGACGAAAACGAATTACTTGCAATAGGTAAAACTGCAAAACCAATTAAAAATGATAGAGAATTATCATTGACTTTTGTTGTGAGATTTGACACAAATTAGCAAGCATCCCTTAATTTTTCACTATATATATAATATTTATTACTGATAATAAAGTCTATACCTTTTAAATCTAAGAGGTTACTTAAACAAAAAATATACT